TATTCAAATATATTGAATCGAAACTTTTCATTCCGTCACCTGGCCGATATTGGATAAAGCCGGGCAACCATTACGCGGATGGTTTATTTTGGACCAAGATCCGAAACGTAAAGTTTTTATTCTTCAAGAAGGAAGTCGAATTTTGGTTTCGAATTGGTGAAGACGCAATCCAGGACGACGCGTATCAGAAAAACAAAATCTTTGGAATCACTTCGGTTTTTTATCGTAGGAATTCGATTCGAATCGCTTTTGCAAACCGTCCGAAAATTGGCGTTTTCGATTTGTACGTTTACAAATACGTTAACGGAACGAATTTTCAAATAATAGATGGAATAAACAACAAAACAGAAATTTGGTATTATGCGAAATTAAAAGCGCCGAAGCGAATTTGGTTCGGTTTGTATCATTTCCCTTATCACGGCGGAAAAATACCGTCTAAAAAGAAATATTCAATCGACATTCGATTCGATGAACCTTCTTAACATTCCAATAAAAGACATTGAAGCGGCAATCGCTCGCAAGTCGTTTTGGAACTTTTGCAAGGCGATAAATCCCGAATTTTACAAAGATTCGCGACCGCATTTGAAGAAAATTTGCGACACGCTCGAAAACTTCTATTCTGATAAGTTGCTGAAGCCGGACGGTTCGCCATATTCGAAACTAATGATTAATATCCCGCCGCGACACGGGAAGTCGTACACGCTGACTTTATTCGCCGCGTACATTTTAGGCGTTGACGTAACGAACCAAATCTTTACAGTTTGTTATAACGAAACTTTATCCGGAAGATTTTCGAAGGCGGTTCGGAACTTAATCGATACGGTTTCGATTGATTCAAAAAAGTTAGTTTATCCGGACATTTTCCCGAGTACAAAAATAAAAAAGGGGGACGCATCCTATCAACTTTGGGCGATTGAGGGACAACCGCTTTCGTATTTGGGGACGTCGTTAACCGGTACGATTACGGGAGTAGGTGCAAATATTGGAATCATTGACGATCCGGTCAAGAACTACAAAGAAGCGTTCAACGATAGGGCGCTTGAAGACATAATCGAATTTTACAAAAACACTTATCTTTCAAGGCTCGAAGAAGGTTCGAAAAATATTGTCAACATGACGCGTTGGGCAAAAAAAGATTTGTGCGGTTACTTATTAGACCAAGAACCGGAGGATTGGCACGTGTTGAAAATGGAAGTTTTCGACGGTGAAGAAATGCTTTGTCCGGAATTAATGAGTCGCGAAACGTACGAAGACAAACGCAAAATGATGGACGAAACAATTTTGCGGGCGAATTATCACCAAGAACCAATGGACTTAAAAAATTCGCTTTATTCCGAATTAAAAACTTACAACCATTTCCCGACGGACGACAAAGGGCGCGAACAACCTTCTTTGATTCGTTGCTATGTGGACACGGCGGACGAAGGAAAGGACTTTTTATGCGCGATTTGGTTCAAGGAATTCGACGGAAATATTTACATTGTCGACACGCTTTACACACAAGATCCAATGGAGCGAACCGAACCGCTTCTTGCTGCCAAATTAATTCAAAACAAAACGGATCAATGTTATATTGAATCGAACAACGGCGGAAGGGGATTCGCTCGCGCGGTTCAGCAACTACTATTGAAGAAACAACACAAATCGTGTAAAATCGTGCCGTTCCGTCAAAGTTCGAATAAATTGGCACGAATTAAAACACAGGCGCAATGGTTGGCGCTTCATTGTTACTTTCCGGAAGACTTCAAAAACAAGTGGCGAAAATTTTATGTAGATTTAACCGCGTTTAGCTTAGAATCGAAAAACAAAAACGACGATGCGCCGGACTGCTTGACAGGTTGCGCGGAATGGTCGCGAAAAATGATTGGATAAAATGAATATTTTTCAAAGAATAGCGGCGAAAGCCTTATCAAGATTAACAGGAATAGAAACGGACAATCCGCTTTATCGCGCGTCGACAAGTTCCAGGCTTCAAGGTTTCAACCGAATATTAGGGATGCCAGCGCAAAATGACGATTTGATTCTTCGCGAAGGTTACGCGAAAAGTTCAGACGTTTACGCGATAATTAACAAGATCACGAAAGGTTTAAAAAAGTTAGATTGGAAAGTTGAAGTTCAAACGCGCGACGGATGGGAAGAAACAACCGATTCGCAATGGAACGACTTGTTGAAAGCTCCAAACAAATTAACAACGTGGCAAGGCTTAATCGAAGAATATGCGACTTACTACCTTTTATTAGGTCATTCGTATATTTACAAATCCGAAGCGGTGGGGTTTCCTGGGATTGCTGAATTAACAACAATGCCAGCGGATAAAGTCGACATTGTCGCGGGTGATTATATCAATCCGATTAAAGGGTTCGAGTTGGAAGAAATAAACAATTCGTTCATACCGTATGATAAAATGTTATTTCAAAAAATGTGCAATCCGGTTGGAACTTTTGAAGAAAGATTATACGGAATGTCACCGATCCGCGCGGCTTGGTACGTGGTGCAATCGGGAAACAACGCATGGGAAGCGAACGGGTCAATTTTGAAAAACAGGGGTGCAAGCGGAATTTTAACATCCGAAGCCGATTTCCCTTTGACCGATGAAGAAATCGACCAAATCGAAAGCGTTTGGAACAAAAGAAATTCGGGAGCGGATAAATTCGGAAAGATTGCCTTCGGTGGGAATAAGGTCAACTATACATCGGTTGGAATGTCGCCAAGCGATTTGAAATTAATTGAAATGTCAATCATTCCACTTCGAACGCTTTGTTCAGTTTACGGAATTGACTCGGAAGTTTTAAACGATACGGCTTCGAGTACTTACAACAACAGAAAAGAAGCGGAAAAGGCTTTGTTTGAAGACACGGTTCTTCCGCTTGCTGATACGATCAAAGACGGGTTGAATATGTGTGTCACTCCGGAACTAGTGGACGGTGAAAGACTTCGATTGACTTATTCAACGAAAAAGATTTCAGCGCTACAAGCCGACAAGGAAAAGCAATCGAATATTGCGGTTAACCTGGTTAATTCGGGAATTTGGACGCAAAACGAAGCGCGCGAATACATGGGAAGCGAACCGATGACGGGCGAAGAATACGACACATTAAAAAATAATTCGACGCAATCGAATACAACCAACAACGAAAATATTTAAAATTGGGCTATGAATGTTCAATCCAAGTTAGATAAACATTATCCGGTTAAGTCGTTATCGTTCAAAATCGAAGACATTGACGAAGGGACAAGACGTGTAAAGGGTTACGCGTCGGCTTTCGACGTCATGGATTCAGACAACGACGTAATTAGAAAAGGCGCTTTCTTGAAGTCAATCCAGGAACGCGGACCGCAATCGGCTGGAAACCGAAAAATTGCACATTTACGAAATCACGATTGGGAACATCAAATCGGGAAGTTTGTCGAACTTTACGAAGATGAAAAAGGGCTTGTTTTCGTTTCTGAATTGGGAAGATCCACAAAAGGGACGGACGCGCTTCTTGATTACCAAGACGGAATCCTTCGCGAACATTCAATCGGGTTCAATTACATAAAGGATAAAATTAATTACATCGAAGCGGATAAAAGCGGATTCGATTCAAATAACGGTCATTTCGAAATAACTGAAGTAAAACTTTGGGAAAATTCAGCCGTTACGTTCGGGGCGAACGAATTCACGCCGGTTTTAGACGTTGCGAAAGATGCGGAAGGGCGCGACAAATTAATTGAAAAATTACACGAAATGTCGTTAAGGTTCGAAAAAACGTTGCGAAACGGCGGCGGAACTGACGAACGACTTCAAAACTTAGAATTAACTTTCAAACAAATACAAGAATTGCAAAATTCACTTGTTAATTTAAAGCCGGATGTCAAATCCACTTTGAAGGAAGACAAGCCGAAAGATTCGAATTTGGCTGAACGTTTATTTTGGATAAATCAAATCAATAATTTTTAAACAGGCAAAAAAATGGCTTTTGAATTAAAAAGTGCGGAAGTATTGGCACAAATGAACGAAGTTGAATTGCAAAAGTACTACGTTGAAAAGTTAACGTGGGAGCAATCACAATTAAAAGAAAAAATGTCGGCTTTGGAAGAAGCGGCAAAAAAAGACGCGGGTCTTTCTGACGAATTAAAGAAAGAAGTTGAAGCGTTAAAAGCGAAAGAAGTTGAATCGTTAAGAAACGCGGTGAAACAACAAGGGATTATTCTTGGAAAATTACAAGACGGTTCGCTTGCTGGTTCACAGGTTAAGAGCGTTGAAGATTCAGTGAAAAAAGCGTTAGGATCGTTAAAAGGTGACGATAAGAAATTATTCTTAGACGGAAACAAAAGATTAACTTTCGACATCGACAAAAAAGCGGTTGGCGATATGACTTTCGCGGGATCTGTTACAGGAACAATGCCGCAAGCGGTTAGACTTCCAGGAATCAACAACATCGCTGAAAGAAGTCCAAAAGTTTACGACTTAATCCCAAAATTAACTGTTTCGGGGAATACTGTTGAATGGGCGTTCGAAAGAAATCAAGAAGGTGCGGCGGCTGGAACTGCTGAAGGTTCGGCGAAAAACCAAATCGACAACGAATTTGCGGTTTCTTCTGTTACTTTATTGAAACAAACGGCTTATTTCCGTGTTTCAACTGAAATGTTAGACGATGACGCAATGTTTGAATCTTGGTTCAGAAACAAATTAATCGTAAGATTATTTATCAGAGTTGACGCGCAAGTTTTAGGCGGTAACGGTACCGGAACAAACTTAAACGGATTAATCACGCAAGCGACTACTTTCGCGGCTGGTGCGTTCGCTTTATCGGTTGACAATGCAAACGAAGTTGATGTTATCGCGGCTGCGGTTAACCAAATTAAGATTGCAGAACAAGACGCTTCGAACTTGGCAATTATTATGCACCCGTCAGACGTTACGGCATTGAAATTCGAAAAAGTTTCTTCGACTGATAAAAGATACGTTCAAAGAGTTCTTCAAGCTGGTTCAACTATGAACATTGACGGTTACCCAATCATTGAAACGACTGCAATCACTCAAGGTGATTTCTTAGTTGGAGCAATGAACAAGGCGTTAATCTTAGAGAAAGGTGGAATCACTGTTGAAATGGGAAGAAACGGAAACGATTTCCGTGAAAACATGATGACTATCTTAGCTGAATGGCGCGGGGAAGTTTTAATCGAAACTAACGACACAACTTGTTTCGTAAAAGGAACTTTCGCAACTGCTGAAGCTGCTCTTGAAACTCCATAATTTTAATTGAAACGGGCGGGCTTCGGCTCGCTCTTTTTTTTTAAATTAGTAACGAATTAAAAACGTTTCAAAAAATGGATAAGAAAATCGAAAAGGCGGCAACGGAAAAAGTTGTCATGATCCCAACAAAAAAAGGTAAAGAAAAAGGATTTCCCGAAGGTGCTTTGAATAAAGCGGGGGAATTAGTTGTTAATCCAAGAACTGCGGCGAAATTAGAAGTTGCGGGATTGGCAACGGTTAAAAAATAGTAATAAAGGGGAAGTTTAATTGGTGTTAAACAATCAAGGCGGTTACTAGTTAACCGCTTTTTTTTTATTATTGTATTATGTCGATTATTTCAATTGCAGATTTCAGCGCGGGCGAATTAAAAATAACGCGCAACAACGCGGTCGATACGGACTTGCAAAGCTACATTGACGAAACCGAAGAAAAGATTCTTCGCGGTTTGCTTGGTGATACACTTTATATTGAGTTTATCGCGCAATTACCAACGCCAACGCTTCAGAAATGGACCGATTTATTAAACGGTTACAACTACACGATTGAAAACGAAGACGGCGACAATGAATCAGTTTATTTTATTGGGATTAAAAAAATGCTTCGTTTGTTTACCTGGTTTTATTTCGTTCGTGAACAATCGTTTCAAAATAGTATTGTCGGACAAGTTAAAGGGGCAAGCCAGGCAAGCGCAAACGCTTCAATGGCGGAAATTTCACGATTAATAAAAAAGCGTTACAATAAAGCGATTGATTTATACAATGAATGTGAAAAATTTCTTGAAGAAAACGATTTGCAAGAAAGAACATCGTCTTCGGTTGTTGATAATGGGGGCGGTTCTTTTACTTTTAATGTTTCGAATACTCGTTATCTCGTAGATGGGGCAACGGTGAAAATCGGGAGCGCTGAATATACAGTTTCAAACGTTGTGGCTGATACGTCTTTCGACATTACCGGAGCGACCGAAACTTATTCGGGAGCGGTTGAAATAACATATGAAATTTTCGATTTGTGGAAATTCCGCGAATTGGACAAAATGGGCATTTGGTAAAATGGCAAGAACAACCGAAGAACAACTTATTGATTCAGTCGTGACCAAGTTACGCAATAAGCGAACCGGCGCGATTTCTTCCGTTGTGAATGAAGGCGGGGGAATTTATACACTAAACGTCACAAATACTTTCGATGTCGTATCTGGGCATTTTATTACTGTTCTTAGTACTTCGGTACTTGTTCGAGAAGTTACGGAAGACACTTCGATAAAGGTTTTAAGTTCAATCGATTTAAGCGCGGCAACGTCTTGGATTGCAAATTTCCCTTATTTCTTCTATGGGAATCCGGTCGATATTAACGACGAACGAAATTTGGAAAACGATCAAAGAAATAACTATCCGGCGATAATTTTATTCGAGGTTAAAAACATTGTGAAGAATCGCGACAAAAACGATATTATTCAACGAACGCCAACGCTTCGATTGTATTTTATGGATATGTGCGAACACAACGACAAAAGCATTTCCGAAATTTACACGGAAGTTTTGGATCGTATGGAAGAATTGAGCGAAGAATTTGTCGACCAATTGGACAAGGAACGCGGCGTTTACATCCAGGACGAAAGCTATCGAGTTGAAAAGTTTTCAAAATGGGCGGTTCGTGTAATTCGAAACAATCAAACGCAAAGCGATGTTATTTTCGATAACCAATTAACAGGGGTAGGAATCGAAATCGATGTTCCAATGTCGAACGCATTGAATTGTTTATGTTGCTAAAAAAATACAACCTAAAAAATAAAATATTAAATTTCAATCCGAATTCAAAAAATTAATTAAAATACAAAAACAATGAGTTGTTCAACAAATTATGTAGACTTAGGAAAACCGGGTTGTCCATCAAAAATGGCAATCGCAAAAAGATTGGTTTTCGTTCCGGAATATGCAGCAGACGGAACAAAAAATAAAATTTCGCTTGCAAACGCGGCAACGCTTTCGAATTGGGTTACTAAATTCAACGAAGCGAACGTGAAAGACAGATTCTATCCGATCGTAGAACTTGACAACGTGACAGACGAAAGAGCTGATCCGGAAGTTGAAACTTTAGATTCGGGAAGAATTATCGAAACAAGAAAAGGAACAAGAAACTTCATCGGACACGCAATCCAACAAGGGACAATTTATTTGTCACAGT